CAAATGGCTGGGTCTGGAAATGCAATCCTGGCTATTTCTGCCAGAGCATTATCTATCGCGGAAGGCTTTTTTTGTTCTTCATCCATACGCCAACTCTAGTACCAAAAATTTCGGTGCCAGAAGTTATCGGCATTGCATGGCGTGTCGTAGCGACTTTCGATATAGAGAAATCCTCTTTCGATCTGTCGCTCAACCGTAGTATCTGGGTCAAGTCCTAGAATCTGTGGAATTCCACCTGCATGAAGGCGCTCGCCATTTTGGTAGACGGCTTGTTTATTGTAGGCATCTGGTCGCCAATTTGATTCGCCAGTCCATAGATCAACGAGGCAAGCCCATTGCTGAGGTGTATCCCAGCCGAATTTATCTAGTTGGGTTTTGGCGTATGCCTTAGCCGCCTCTGGTGTTCTTTCAACCAGAACGGGTTTAGGCGGTGCAACTATTACTTCAACTGCCGATGCCGTTGGGTCTTTTGGCATCTGAAGCGGATTAGTTGTAATCAGTAATGCGCTGATTAACGCGATGTGGATAGGTTTTAATTTAACGCTTTCATAGAATCGCATAATCCTCCATTGTTCGGAGCAAACAATTTTCGTTACTGGATGTAACGGTTCCTTGTTGTCAGTATCGGACTGACCTCGCTTTTGAGGTGTAGGTGTTTTGCGAACCTGCATTAAAGGTAGCAGACAAAAGTGAATTTAGTAAACAAGTGGGGTAATAAATAAAAGGCGTTCGGTGGGGGAGCCAACACAATGCGAGCCTATGAGAGAGGTAAGACAGCATCGGGCAATCTACCCCACCGAACTTGGGTACCCGAGAAATAGGGTACACCAATCGGGTATAGAACACCCGCTGGGGAGGAAAGGCGGCTCGCCCAGCGGGTGCTATTCGCCAACCAGTAGCCCAAAAAGAAACTGGTTAGTGAACTCTATTTAGTCTATTCGTGAATCCACATAAGCGTTGATGCCGTAACTTTGGAGAACTTTTACTGCTCCCGCTGCTGCTGCACACGCTCTTTCGTAACTTTGATCACGGCGAATACTTGGTGCGAACTCCCAAGAACTAGCAGCGTAACCGCCGTAGTAATGGGCTGAACCAATTCCGCGCTTCTTCAATTCAGCGACAAGTTTTCCTCGCGCTGGCTTGATCACTACTGAAGCGAAACCGCACACTCCACCCTCAATGAAATATGTTGGTTTTGATCCATCAATTTCGTTTCCGAAGAAAGTTGTTGGAGTACCAACAATCATCGGTGTTGGCTGGCAAGCGCGAACTGCCGCTTCTGCCGCTTCAGATGCCTCGACAAGAATGTCGTAAGCCGTTGGTGGCGTAAATACTGTCGTCATTAAATTGCCCCCTTCATAATTGATACAACCTGATCGACTGTAATTTGTCCGTTCTTAATTTGTGCGTACAAAGTACGACCAAAATAACGCTCATTCACATAACGAAATACCTTGTGAAAAGTGTCAAATGTAAAACCTGTGCCGTTATGAACATCTGTCATAAACTGGTCAAGATCAACTTTTGTAGTCATTATTTCGCTCCCTCTTGATTTTTAATTTGTTGCTTTTGGCACTCTCCATAAAGTTTGTGATTTGTTTGACGATTTATCACATAGGTCCCACAGTCTTTGCAGATTCCTGCGTATCTTTCCATTTTGTACCCTCTCTCTTGGTGACAGCAAAAGTATACCCTACTGGGGTTTAATAATCAAATCCAAACGAGCCGCCACCCGAGCGTGTCGCTTATCGGCTTCCTCGGATAGAAGGCGCTCGCGCTCGCTCGCGCGTATACGGCGTAGGGAGGCTTCAGAGACCTTTTGAGGCTTTTTGAACTTAGCCCATGATGGAATTAACATCAGAACCACCTTTCGCTCTCTATTGACCCCACAATGCCGTAAACGGTCAGGATGAGGAGGAATACCCCCAGAGCATCCAGCCATTCTGAGACCTTATGACCGCGCTCTGTAACGCGACCACCATTTTTGGATAGGTACTTAGCCAACATTTTTTCTCTCCTTTACTGGTCGAATTAACCCGACTGCAACGAGTGAGGCATCTTCCTCGCATTGAAAGCAATAAGGCTTTCCTTGAACGAATGTAATTCTGAACTCTGACCCGCAGGTATAGCATTTCATTTTTTCACCTCGCATATCACTTCAGATTCACCGCGACCCGTAAAGACCGCAATGATCTCTGACTTTGGAATATCTCTCTCTAAGATAATTCCTTCTCTGCCAAATCTGTTGGCAAAGAATTCTGCCTTGCCTTTGTCTAGTGTCCATGAAAGTCCATCTTCATTGAGACCCTTTACACATCCACGGTAAATAGTAACCATCTCTGGTAGGGAATTCAACAATTCAATCTCAGATTCATCCATTAAATAATGGCGGTCATAACGATTGGCTGAAAGCAATTCTTTCCATTGCTCAAGATTTTGCCATTGATTCTCTGTATCTGTCCAGATTCCAGAAAGGATCGACCAGTATTTTGTATCTGGTAAATCTTTTGCAATCGAGATAAACGCTTGAAGTCGGTACGGGCGCTCATGCAGATAGATAAACTGATTGAACTTCTTTTCAGCGATTGCTTTTTCTAAATCCTTTTTCTTCTGGAGATAATAAGCGTTGGCGCTGCCGTTGGAAAACAATGGAACTTGGTAAACCAGCGGATGACGAAGTTGAGGACCGATTGCCCCATCTAATTCAAGGTAGGGAACGAGGTCAGGGTGAAGCGGCTCATTGGTCTCTGCCAATAAGCGCTGTGCGAGCCTTAAAGTTTCTTCTATCTGAGTCATTAGTAGCCTCTCTTTCCGAACTTCTTGATGAGGATTGCTTCTTGCTCCTCATAAGTGATGCCGTGCTTTTCTGCCAAGTTGAAGCAAATCAACTGAGCAATCTCTCCAGCGAAAGCCCTGCGGCTCTTTTGTTCCTGGATGCTTTCCTCTGTGTGTGGCTTGCCATCGTAATACTCTGTAACGATTTCGCGCTGAGAATCTGCGTACTGGCTGTACCACTCTGTAACTGCTGAACGCTCTGTCTTGATTTCTCTGGTCCACTTGCCCTCTTTGTAAATCAAAGACTTGCCTGATGCTGTTGGAGCGTTAGCCTTTTCTTTAGCGATTCGTGCAGCCTTCTTTGCTTCGCGCTCTGCTTTTGCTTGAGCCTTAGCGATCTTATCGGCTGTGACAATTCGTGATGGGCGGTTCAAAGATTCTGCTGGAGCAGACGGATAACAAATTGTGCAAGCATCCTTACCAGCATCATCAACGATTGTTGCTTCATCATCATTGCTGTACTGAATCAACCATTGGTAACGAGTGGTTGGAAAACAGGTGTTGCAATCCATTGAACTGTGAACATGACCATTGCTTGCAAGGACCAAGAAGGCGCGTGTCCAAGGGTCTTGCTCATAAATCTCATTGAGGTTAAGAATCTGGCAACCTACTTCAAAAATCTTTTTTCTTGCAGACTCAATCTTGCCTTCTTGCTTGGCAATTTCTTCAATGCGGGTTGGGTAATGCTTTTCGTAGAACTCTTTTGTGTCAATTGCACTTTCTAAATCGGACAATAAATTGAAACGCTTGTTGTGCAATTCAGATAGTTCTGTATCGATCTTGACTGCGAACTCTTTGGTGACCATTTTTATCCTCTCTCTTGAATAACTCCAGTTTACACTAGGGGGGTTAGATATGCAACCTCATTCCATTACCCGATCATCGGCGTGTCTGGGCTTATTTCAGCCCGAGCCTGGAACCTCGATTTGATTACCTAACCCCCATAGTGTATAATCGGATATGAGAGGGGGCAGATATGAGAATCGTCATCTGTTCTGAATGTGGCAAGAAATGGCAACTCCGTGGCGGAATGGCTTTTGAAAGCCTTTGGCGACACATCAAGAGAGAACACCAACCAGCCGCGCAAGCGGCGTAAGAAAGGAAACTCAATTGGAGAGAGATAACCAAAAGAGCCGTGTCTACCGAGCCGAAAGGCAAACGGAGATTTTTGTGGCTAAGAATAAACTCGAACCTCTGACAATTAAAGAGTGTCAGAAATTCGTCAATAAAGTTTTAGCCCGTAAAGCCATCACCAAGGTTTACGGAAAGCGCATGATCACGGTTGAGGCAGGTCGTGGAGGTGCTAGAGCATTTCACGATTGGAGAGGTCGGGTTATTAGTGCAGGGGTCTGGGCTAGACAGCCAGCGGTCTTGCTGCACGAAATTGCTCATCACCTAGCGCCATACCATGCAGTTCACGGACCAGAGTTTGCGACAATCTTGGCAAATCTCTATCGCCAGATACTAGGCAAAGATGCAGAAGAAAAACTTCTTGCCTCATTTGCTCTAAACGGTGTTCAGGTCTGCGGAGCAAACAAGAAGCCGAGAAAGGCAAGATGCCCGAAATCTCAAAAGGCTTGGTATGACGAAAAGAAGGTCGCTTAGGGCTTCTTCTTATCTACCTTACTAAAAGCATCGTTGATTTCTGTGGTGGTTAGTTTTCCATCATCGAGAAATGATCGAGCCAGAGATTCGACCACGGTGGCAACTCCGAGCAAGCCAGCCATGAGTGCGGCGGTCAATGGTTCAAGCCCAAAGAGGGAGCCAGCGCCGATGACTGATAAACCAGATGCGGCGAATACTGAAAGAATCCGCATCAAGACATTGTTTATATTTTTCATTCTTCATCCTTATTTCTGCGTAATGGGTAAGTCAAAATCCAAACGCCAAAAGTGATCAGGATTGCATAACCCACGATATTTTTGGCAACGCCATCAACAAGAATCCAGGCAACAAACATTCCTAGCATTGTCCATATTTGTCCGATGATGTCATTCAAGAAGTTTTTCAATTTGGTCTCCTATATCCGATGCCACCAACTGCGGTGGCGATTGTGGTTGTTGCGATATTGCCAACGATTGTCGCGGCAATAACTGTTTTACTTGCTTCTTCGCGTTCTTCTGGAGACATATCTGCTCCAAGGTTTCCGATAGCAAAGAGCAATTGTGCGGGGCTTTCAAAAATTGCTGAAAGTATTTCTGTTGGCGAAATGAGAAGTTCTAAAGCAACAGCGACCTCGGCTGTAATAACAACCTCATTGCCATTTTCATCCTGGCGAACTTCAACAGGTTGCTCGGGTGGCAAATCTTCTAAAGTGATTCCAGCCTCAGCGATAGATTCAACTGTTACGGCTTCACCGTTTGCTGATTCAATAAGTACATCTGCCACAAATTCTTTTTCAGCGGAAGTAAACTTTCCATCAGATGCAAGAGTCTCTGAAAGATTATTAACCTCGGACTGAGTAATCTTTCCGTCAGCATTAAGGACGGAAACAATAAGGTCTTTCTCGGCTGTGTTGAGAGATGATCCGCCTTCACTCAAAGTTCCGATGAGGGCTGTCGCTTCGGCTTCGGTCACTTTGCCATCTTCCATCAATGAATCAACTACCGCCTCAGCATCAGCGGGTGTAATCTTTCCATCCGCTAAAGCATCATCAATAACTTCGGAGGTTTCTAATGGTTCAGGAGACGGTTCTTCTATTGGCTCTGTTGGCTTTACTGGCTCTGGTTCTGGCACGGGCGTTGGTTCTGGCGTTTCAACTGGCTCGGGTTGAGGCTCGGGTTCTGGTTCTTGAGAAGGAACTGGCTCAGGCTCGCTCGGCAATGGTTCTGGCTCAGGCTCGGGAATGGGAGTTTCATCGGGAATCGGGAAAGGTTCGGGAGATTGAGTAGGCTCTGGTTCGAGGGCAGGGGGAATTGATGGCAAAGGTGTGGGTTCAGGTATGGACGGCACGGGTTCCAGGCTCGGTTGAGGTTGAGGAATCGGACTTACAACAGGTTCAGGGGTTGGAGTCGGTGTCAAAGTTGATTCCGATGTTGGTGAAGGTGTCGGAACACTCGGGATGGGAGACGGTTCCAAACTGGGGGAAACAGTTGGTGTCGGCTGAGGAGATGGTTGAGGTTCTACCGCCGTTGGAGAATCCCCAAAGCCAAGACTGATCGCTAAAAATTTATATGTTCCACCGCAAGGGTCACCGAATACATCATTAAGCGCCATGATCGTTGCAATGGCTCTCCCTAAAAATACTTCAGCAACCCTTTCGGCTGAACTCGGCTCGTGACATTCACCAATTGAATATCCATTGGGCGTTCCATAACTTGCAAATAAAACCGAGGTAAAAATCTTTCCAATAGGTGCAGAAAGAGTTAGACCCTCTCCCTCGCTTGCACTACCATTCACAGTATTAACTTGAGGAGAAGGAGAAGGCGATGGAGTTTCTATTGGTGTCGGAGATGATGGGCTTGGCGTTGGTGTCGGTTCTGGGTTGGTGGTGGGCGATAAAGAAGGTTCAGGACTTGCGCTTTGAGAAGAAGTCGGAGAAGGCGTACTGGATGGAGAAGGTTCAGGACTTGGAGAAAGAGTTACGGTTGGAGAAGGCGAAGGCGAAGGCTCGGGAGATTGTGTCGGAGTAGGCGCTGTTGAAATTGTTGCTTGATTAGACCAACCAGAATAAATACGCAGGGTGTCGTTATCTGCCCTAATTTGAAAAGTGTAAGTGTCGCTGGGCAACATAGATTTTGAGATCGTAATAAAGGTGTTTAGTGATTGCGCTCCGCCGACATTGCCTGTTGCTATGCCGTATCCATTGCCGCAACTGGGGCAAGTCCACATAATCGCGTAGCGCTCAACCGCTGTCGATGTATCAGAAGGGGCTACCCAATCGAGCCTGATGCTGTTGCCAATATCCGCGATAACCAGACCTGACGGGGCAGAAGCCGATCCATTAGCCGAGGCGGAGTCGCTGGGCAGAAATACCCACCAAAAGACCAATCCACACACGGCAAGAATACGGATAAAGCGCATTTGACCCCCAAAGTCGGGGTCACTAGGACACGATATGTAGCCTAATTGTACCAATGGAATAATCCGTGCTAAACTGGGGTTGTAAATAAACGAGAGAGAGGAATCAAAATGGGGTTAAATCAAGCACCAAAGTTTTTATTCAAATGTACGGACTGCGATTATCACGCTACGGTCAAAGGGCTGTGGGCAGTAATTACTCGTTATCCCGACCAAAGTGTTTATTCGTTTCTTTGTGTCACTTGTGATGCAAACAAGGAAGAAAAGGTGGTTGCATAATGACTCAAGAATCAATTTCATGGTCAGAGTTGGCAGAATTGACTCATGCCACACAGGTCGAGAAGTTTAATTTTTGCACCTGTGAAGATAACGAGGGCAACGAGAATCCGTTCACGGATTGCCCAACTGAAAAACCTTATGATCGCGTAGGAGCCATCATCGCTTTCGAAAGTGGCGAACTTGATTATGACGGCACTATCACATTGTTTCAAAATCTCGTAGACACAGGGCTTGCATGGCAACTCCAGGGTCATTACGGGCGCACCGCTGCAAGTCTCATTGAAGAAGG